CCAAAACTTAATCAACAACACGCTGCGAGACCCAGACCGCGCCCGCCGCTTTACGGCAAGCATCACAAGCGCCGTCGCCGTGAACCCTGCTTTGCAGGAATGCGATGCCGGTACGATTCTGGCCGGTGCGCTGCTGGGCGAGAGCTTGAAGCTCTCCCCTTCCCCGCAGCTTGGACAGTACTACCTCGTACCGTTTAAGAACAAACGGCAGCAGACCACGACGGCGCAGTTTGTGCTTGGTTATAAAGGTTATGTACAGCTTGCCTTACGCAGCGGGCAGTACAAAGACCTTGACGTTATGGCTATCAAGCAGGGCGAGTACATGGGCAAAGACCCGGAGACCGGCAAGGCACGTTTCAAATTTATTGAGGATGACGATGTGCGTGATGCACTTCCGACTGTTGGCTACATGGCTTATTTTGAGTACATGAACGGTTTCCGCAAGGTTCTGTATTGGAGCAAAGAAAAGATGATGACCCATGCAGACACCTACAGCCCGGCTTTCAGCCGTAAAGGCTATGAAGACCTGCTGGCCGGTAAAGTTCCGCAGAGCGAAATGTGGAGGTACAGCTCGTTCTGGTACAAGAACTTCGATGATATGGCGAAGAAAACCATGCTGCGGCAGCTGATTTCCCGCTGGGGCGTTATGAGTATTGACATTCAAACGGCACTCGAACACGACGATACCATCACGCATGACAACGACGGCCAGCTTATTGCAGAGCGCGTCGCGTCCGCAAAGGACGTCCGCCTTGAAGCTGCTGCACAGCCTGTACCGCAGATTGAACAGCCGCAAGCCGAACAGGCCGTTGAAGCCCAGACCACTGCTGCCGAGCCGAAGAAAATCGACTTGAGCAGCCTGTGAGATGGACTGCAAGATAATTTCAACTGGGAGCCAAGGGAACGCCGTACTCATTCAAAATTCAATACTGATTGATTGCGGCGTTCCATTTTCTCAGCTGACAGACGATTACAAAAGCTTGAAGCTCGTATTGCTCACACACATCCACGGCGACCACTTCAACCCCGCCACGCTGCGCAGGCTTGCCAGAGAGCGGCCTACATTGCGTTTTGCGTGTTGTGTTTGGTTATGTGCAGCCCTCGTGAATGCTGGCGTTAAAATGGGCCAGATTGACGTGATACGAACAGAACGCTGGTACAACTACAAGAATCTGTGCAGAATCAAGGCGCAGGAAACAAAGCACGATGTGCAAAACTGCTGCTGGCACATGGAATTGCCGCAGCCGCCTGTTGAAAGATTGTTTTATGCTACCGACACGAGCAATCTGAACGGCATAACAGCCAAAGGCTATAATCTCTATCTCGTCGAAGCTAACTACACAAAAGCGGACATCAAAGACCGTATAGCCGAGAAGAAAATCAACGGCGAGTATGTGTATGAAAAGCGCGTTATTCGCGAACATCTAAGTAAAGAGAAAGCCGATGATTGGCTATACCAGAATATGACAGCGCATTCCGAATACATCTATATGCACTGCCATCAAGAAAAGGACAACTGAATATGGATAAAACAGCCTATATCAAATTATGGCTCGATTACAGATGCTATTTTGAGACGCTCAGTGACGCTGAGGTAGGGCGTTTGGTGCGTGCAATGCTCGATTATGAGCTAGACGGAGCAACGCCAAAGTTCAGCGGGAGTGAACGTGTTCTGTGGCCTGTAATGCGGCGAAACATTGATATTGACCATGAATTCTTGGAAAAGCAGTCGAAGAACGGTTCAAAGGGCGGTCGCCCTAGAAAACCCAAAGAAACCCAACAAAACCAAAAAGAACCCAAAGAAACCCAACAAAACCAAAAAGAGAAAATAGAAAATAGAAAACAGAAAATAGAATATATTACTACTACGACTACAGCGCGCGAAAGCTGGCAACAATGCGTAGATTGCTACGAGCAGAACATTGGCGCACTTCCTCGTGCTGCATTTGATAGCATTGTGGGCTATCTGGAGCAGGTAGAGCCTGACCTTGTTTGCGAGGCAATCAATCAGGCCGCTATCAACAATAAGCGTTCGTGGGGCTATGCGCAGGCAATTTTGCGTGACTGCCTGCAAAAGAACATTACCACACGCGCGGCGTATCTTGCCGAAAAAGAAGCCAGAAGCCAGCAGAAAGGAACATCACAACGGCAGCAGATTAAAACCACACAAGAAAAGCTGCGCGAAATTGCGAAAGGAGGCATAGCAGATGACTTATCAGCAGACGGCGGCGCTCCTGTCGCTGGCTATGAACTACTGGGATAACATTTGCAGCAAAACGAACGCCGAGGAAACTGCCAAAGCCTGGGCGGCGTCGCTTGCCGACGTCCCCTACAGCGCCGCACTGAAAGCTGTGCAGGAGCTTTCCAAAACGCACCGATTCAAGCCAAGTGTAAGCGAGGTGCGGGAAGCTGCTGTCAAATACAGCGCATACAACGTCGCCGATAACTGGTCTATGCGCCTTGCGTGGGACAGGTACACAGAACTCGGCATACCGCTGCCGGAATGGTTTGCTGCTGGCGTGTTACAGCTTGGCAGCGCGGCTCCGGAGAGCTATAAACAGGTATTATTTGGGAAGCGCACACAAGAGAAAATTTCATGTTGAGGTGAAAATATGCTGAATGTTGTTGCAATCATGGGCCGCCTTGCGCGTGACCCGGAGCTTCGCCAGACTACGACGGGCAAGAATGTTGCGTCGTTCCGCATCGCCTGTGATCGCGGACGCCGTGACGCCAACGGCCAGAGCCAGGCAGACTGGCTGGACGTTGTTGCATGGGACAGGACGGCAGAGTTCGTCTGCAAGTATTTCCAGAAAGGCTCCCTGATTGCCATTGATGGCCGCTTGCAGACCCGCCAGTATCAGGACAAGAACGGCCAGAACCGCACAGCCGTTGAAATCGTGGCCAATAACGTGAATTTTGGGCAAAGCAAGGAAAGTATATACCCTGGCACGGAAAACGCGCCAGAGAACGCCGCAGCCGCCCCAGAGCGCACGCAAAGCGCACAGCGCACAACGCAAAGTGCAGCACCGAGCTATTCCTCTGGCAACAATGAAGACTTTGCTATGATTGAGGATGAGGGCGATTTGCCGTTCTAAGGTGCAGAACATGGCTAAAATTTACAAGTATACAGTACCGCTTGCCCCGGTGACGAAGAAGAACAGCCCGCAGATTTTCTACATGGGCGCACGATGCCCCGTTTGCCACAAGGGTAAAACAGCGCGTGTCATGCCGAGCGCGGCCTATCTCAAGTACGAACGAGCAGCCGTGTATTATCTTACCCCCAAGCCAAAAAAGCCGATAGACACGCCCTGCCGCGTTGAGACGCGGTTCCCTATGCCGACGCGCAGACGATGCGACCTGCCGAATCACATCGAGGCAATACACGACATTCTGGTAAAGGCAAAAATTCTGGCTGACGATAATTATACCATCATCGCCAGCGTGGACGGCTCCCGCGTACTGTACGACAAATCCAACCCCCGCACCGAAATTTTTATCGAGGAGATGCTGGACGATGAACAGCCCGTGTAAAGACTGCCCAGACCGCCATGCGCATTGCCACAGCGCTTGTAATCGCTACGGCGAGTATGCGGCCATGCTTGAAAAAATCCGCGCACAGCGGCTTGCAGATGCCGCAGCGGACGCGGCAGATGCAGAGCGCGGAATTAAAATCCGCCGCGATGTCAGAAAATACGGATTATATAAAACAGGAAAGAGTTGAAAGACATGAAAGCCAGACTTCATCCCACCCCGGCCATGCAAAAAGCCATAGACGCCTATGCAGAAGCTAAAATTCAGGGAATCCAGAGCCGTGCGCAGGAGGCCGTCATGAAGGAGCGCGACGACATTGCTATCCGCGCCACCTATCTGTGTCTGCTGGCGTGCTATCAGGTCGGTCTTTCTCCCCGCACCCTGAAACGGATTCAGGATGTAATGACCGGCCCCGTTGCTGATAAATACAACGAGTACCGCAATGACCAGCTTGCCGACCTCTGGGCGCAGGTAACGCTGCAAAGCATCGGCATTGAAGCACCCCAAACAAAGGAGCCGCTATGACCAAAACAAAATTCTGCAAGACCTGCGGGAAAATCATGTGGGACGTACAGCCCACAAAGCGCTATTGCGATGCCTGCATCCGCAAGCGCAATATCAAAAGCGCGCAGGCATCCTACCAGCGCCGCAGGGATGCCGGTGTTTTGAAAAAAGGCAAGAAACCCGCCGCGCATCCAAACCCGAAGAAAACCATAAAACCCATTGAACAATGTACCCGCGAAGCCGCCGCCATGGGCCTGACCTATGGGCAGTATGTAGCCCGCGGGCTGGATAAGGAGTGATTGTAATGGGATTCGATATTGAAGTAAGCCGCTACGATGTAGCCAAGTGCCCGCACTGCGGCAAGCCCATCAAAGGCACAATCCGTGGCTATGAGTATTCGGTAGGATATGACTGGAAAAGGTTTCTCGAAAAAATAGGATATTATGCGCCCTATGAAATACGCAAGATAGAGCCGGAACGAGATTTTTATGGCAAGGATATGACGCTCACATCCGAACAGGCGAAAGACCTTGCAGAGTTTGTCAAAGTATACAGACCATACCAATGGGTAAGCATTGGGTGGCTTGTCGATCGCGCAATAGAAAACGGAGATTTTGTAGTTATCAACGCAAATTGGTAAGGAGTGAGACTATGGACGCAGTTAAATTTATCATGACGGTAAGAAGGATATGCAAAAATCAAGGATGCGCGAAATGTCCTGTTTGTAAAGAAGGCATGTGCATGGTTGAGTCCGGCGGCAATTCAAATTCAAGTGAAAGAATTGTAGAAACGATTTCAAAAGTAGAGCAATGGGCAAAAGACAACTCAGTCAAGACTCGCCAGAGCGAGTTCTTGAAGTTGTTCCCGAATGCCCAAAAATCAGACGGAATAATAAATATATGTCCTATCCTTATAGACGAAGACTGTAAGTCAACTAGTGAATGTCTGGGAACAAGATGCAACGTGTGTCGTCAACTGTTTTGGAACGAGGAGGTAACCGACAATGACTAACATCACAACCCTGCGTCCCGGCGAGCACTTCATGTTCAAAAACTTTGAGTGGGTCTGCCTTGACCCGAACCACCCTGACGGCGGCGTGTTGGCTATTATGGCAAAGCCGTGGGCAAAAGATGTAAAATTCTGCCCAAGTGATAAATTTGCAGACGAAAGGGGCAACTGGAATAACTACCGCACCAGTAATGTGCGCGGGGTTTTATCTGATATGGCTAACGCAGTTTTTGCTGGAAAAGGTCTGTTGCCACATACCGTTGACCTTGTTGCCGACAACGGAGACAGAGCTTATGGCACTGTACAGGACTTTGTTTTTATCCTGACCTGTGACGAGTACCGCAAGTACCGCGAGTTAATACCGCACTACGACAGCTTGATTTGGACTGCCACGCCTTGGTGTTGCGGTGACAAGGATTCCGACGCGGGCCTCGCGAACATCGTTCGCTATGTGAGCGCGAGTGGTAATTTGTACCACCGCAATGCGTGCAACGGCGGTGACGTCGCCACGGTTTGTATTCTCAATCCCGAATCCATCAATCTGCGCAAGAGCGTGGCGTATGTAGAGGAGATATCAGAATGACACAACTTCAAGAAGCAATCCACAATAAAATCACGACATACAGCGAGGATGAATAAATGGCAATCAGTAAAAAGACCCGCGTTGCGGTGTACAAGAAATTTGACGGTCATTGCGCTTACTGTGGCCGCCACATTGCCTACAATAATATGCAGGTAGACCACTTCAAGCCGCAGAGGGCGTGGAACCCAGAGGATTCCGGCACGGACGACATTGAAAACCTTATGCCGTCCTGCCGCATGTGCAACCATTACAAACGCGCCCACGACCTTGAAACATTCAGACGATACATTGCAGAGATTCCGCGAAAACTGCAAGAGAACTACATTTACAAGGTCGGCGTCGTTTACGGCAATGTGCTGGAAAATCCGAAAGCAATCAAATTCTATTTTGAAAAAGTGAGGGATAACCATGAGACTGATTGATGCAGACAAAATTGTAGAGGTTGCCGAACACGCTTACGGTGAGTGGAACAAGGCGATGGGCGCGGCGGAGGGGCGGCAGATCAACCGTTGCTACAAAATGCAGGAACTGTGCAAAGCGGTAAAAGGTGTTGCGGATGACTGCCCTACCATCGACCCGGAAAGCCTGCGACCTACGGCAGAATGGATTGAAGCACCGGATGAAGGTGCAGACGGAAGTTGGGAAGCTTGCTCTAGCTGTGCATGGGAATCCAGATGGGCAGCATCACAGTACAAATATTGCCCACACTGTGGCAAAAGGATGGTGAACACAGATGAGTGAATGGATAAGCGTTAAAGACAGACCGCCGGCTGAAAGGAAGAACACAAAATGAACGACGCACTTTTAAGCAGCAAAAAAATGGATTACTGCACACCGCAGGACTTTTTTGACAAGTTAAACGAGGAATTTCATTTCGTTCTGGATGCAGCGGCAACCGAGAAAAGCGCAAAGTGCAATCGGTTTTACACGCCGGAAACAGATGGTCTGAAAATGCCGTGGAGCGTTGAATCAGGAAGTGTGTTTTGCAATCCTCCATACGGCAGAATGATTGGTCTATGGGTGCGCAAAGCCTACGAAGAATCGCGGAGCGGAACAAAAATAGTCCTATTGATACCCGCGAGAACTGATACGTCATATTTCCACGATTATGTGTACGGAAAAGCTGAAATCCGTTTTCTGCGCGGAAGACTGCGTTTTGAGGACGATAACGGAAACAGGTATCCACCAGCGCCTTTTCCGTCTATGCTGGTTATATACAACGGAGAACATTATGCTTGAATTAAACAGGTGTTACAACATGGACAGAACTGCCGATCTACACCCCCCGGAGGTGACCCCATGACAAAACAGCAACTAGTTGATGAATACGCCCGCGAACATCTTTGCGCGACATGCGAGTGGAAGAATGACAATATTTGCACGCTGCCGCGCTGCATGAAAATGGAAGAAAGGAGCAAAAATGAGAGAAAGACCGCTCAACCTAGATGAATATGGAATTTCAAAAGAAAGATACCTTGAATTAAAGCACTTTTGCAAAAGATACGCTGAAATGCGGTTGGAAATTGCTAGTGCAAGAGGTCTTGATGCGGTTTCAAATGACGGTTTGCCGCACGGAAACGGAAAGGCAGACCCAACAGCTAGAAAGGCTGACAGAGCGCTAAAGTTAAGCACAGATGTCCGAATCATTGAGGACGCGGCAAGAGAAGCAGACCCCTTAAACTGGTGCGCTCTGTTGAAAAACGTAACAGAGGGAACGGCTTACGAATACCAGCCTGTGTATTGCGGCAGACGGCAGTTTTACGAAAGCAGAAGAAAATTTTTCTTGCTTTTGGACAAGAAAAAAGGGTAACTGTGGGGACGTTGTCAAGTGGTATTATGAATATGCTGGAAACTGTAAAGAGGGTACATTACAGTCCATAGCAAAACCTCCTATTCTCGATACTGACAGCCGGGAAAGACCGGCATTTTATTTGCTGCATAGCCAGCCGCAAACTGGGACTGACCAGTCAATACGGCAAGGGCGCTGCGTTCCGAAGCAACGGCGCGGCAAAGGTGCAAGACCTATGTGCAGTACCAGAGGGCAGGGTCGCAACCTGTCTGTGTGAGCGGGCGCGGTATCCCTCACAAATGATGACAATGGTCGTGCAAACGGCAAGCCGCACATGCCCTTGTAGCTCAATGGCAAGAGCCTTGGTGTGCCGGTTCAAGTCCGGCTGAGGGCACATGCTGGGTCGCTCCCACCGGTGAAAGCCAGGCGCAGGCAAAACGCGATAGATAACCTGAACGCTGTAAGCAAAGCGGCAAGCCGATCAGGAGCGCGGCGCGGCGGCAGACCGCGACGGGACTTCGAGAGCCTGGGAATATCTGCCCGGCATCTGCTTGTGCGGACTCCGTTACTGACGCAGTTACGCATCGCCGAAACCCATAATATCAAAGCAGAGACCGCGGGTAAGCGCGCGGAATACAAGTGCTGCTGAACTACGTTGCGGACTTGCTCCCCGCAACGGGTGAGACCGGCATAGCAGAGACCGGTAGGGCGGGAACGCGCTTTTCCTCCGGCGCAAAGGTGTTTTGGAGGATATAAGCCTACACAAATTGTGTGGGCTTTTTGTGTTGTAAGGCGAGGTGATAAAGTGGCATCAAGAAAAAATCCTGTTGGCGCACCGCCTAAATACAGAAGCGTAAAGGCAATGCAAGAAAAGATTGATGCCTACTTTGAAGCCTGTAAAGGAAAGCCGTTCTTAGACGATAACGGCGAACCGATGCGAAATAAAAACGGCTATATCATCTATGACGATAAAAAGCCGCCTACTGTGACAGGATTGGCGCTTGCACTTGGTTTTGCATCAAGGCAGGCGCTTTTGAATTACCAAAATAAACCAGAGTTCAATGACACGATTACGCGTGCAAAGACCCGTTGTGAACAGTACGCCGAAGAAAGATTGTATGACAAAGACGGCTCCGGCGGCGCACAGTTCAGCTTGCGAGCAAATTTTGGATGGCAGGATAAGCCGGAACAACAGCAGGATAGCGAGGTGCTAATCATAGATGACTTGTAAGCTATCTGGCGTTGTTTCCCCTTGCTTCGCAAAAGTCCACCGTGAAATCAAGGCAGGCAATGTAAAAGAGCTTGTCGCAAAGGGCGGGCGCGGCAGTACAAAATCCAGCTATATCAGCATAGAGCTGATTTTGCAGCTCATAAAGCATCCGCAATGCCACGCGGCAGTGTTCCGCAAGGTCGGCAACACACTGCGCACAAGCGTTTATGCGCAAATCGTATGGGCAATCAATGAGCTTGGTTTGCACGACCGTTTTCGCTGCACGGTTTCCCCGATGGAATGCACCTATTTGCCGACAGGGCAAAAGGTGCTTTTTTTCGGTATGGACGACCCCGGCAAGGTCAAGTCTGTAAAGATGCCGTTTGGCTATATCGGCATTGCGTGGTTTGAGGAGCTTGACCAGTTCGATGGCGCGGAGCAAATCCGAAACGTGGAACAATCCTGCCTGCGCGGCGGTAACTGGTCAATTACATTCAAAAGTTTCAACCCGCCAGCAATGGCGCGGAACTGGGCGAACGGGTACGCTATGAAAGCGCGGGCGGGAAAGCTGATACATCATTCCACCTACAAAACAACGCCCGCAGAATGGCTCGGGGAGCGGTTTCTGGCCGATGCTGAATATTTGCAGCGCACAAACGAAACGGCCTACCGACACGAGTATCTGGGCGAGGTTGTCGGTAGCGGCACAGCGGTATTCGAAAACCTGAAAATTCAACCAATCACAGACGAGCAGTTGAAAACATTCGACAGAATCAAGCGCGGCGTTGACTGGGGCTGGTATCCTGACCCATGGGCATACAATGCAATGCACTATGACGCAGCGCGGCGCACGCTGTACATCTTCGATGAGCTGACACGGCGTAGAACCAGCAACAGGGACACTGCGCAACTGCTTTTGGATAAAGGGCTGACACGTGAGGATAAAGTCTGCGCGGATAGCGCCGAGCCAAAGTCCATCGCCGATTACAACAAGTACGGTGTGAAGACATTCCCAGCCAGAAAAGGGCCAAAGTCTGTTGTATACGGTACAAAGTGGCTGCAGATGCTTGATGCTATTGTCATTGACCCTGAACGTTGCCCGGACACAGCAAAGGAATTTAGCGAGTATGAATACGAGCGGGACGGCAAGACGGGGGAAGTGCTGGAAGGCTACCCGGATTTGAACAACCATCACATTGACGCAGTGCGGTACGCGATGGAAAGCACAGCGAACAAGGCGGGAGACACCGCCGAAACCAGATACAAGAGCATTTTCGTGTAAAGGCGGTGAGAAGACGTGAAAACATACCAAGATTTTGTAGCGGTTGGCGAGGACGAAAAGGCCCGCATGAGTTTCATACTGGGCGCAATCAATGAGTATAAGGCCGACCATAGCACACGCCTTGCAGCGAACGCAAACAAGTATTACCACGGAGAAAACCCTACAATCAACAAATACGAGAAAATCATTTACGACATGCAGGGCAAGGCGCACCGTGACATGTACACGGCAAATCACAAGATAGCAAGCAAGTTCTTTGGTTTGGCCGTAGACCAAGAAGTTTCGTATTTGCTGGGCAATGGCATTTCATTTCAGGAGCCGGAGACAAAAAAGGCGCTTGGTGCGACGTTTGACGAAGATATTATGGACGCTGCCCGCCATGCTTTGATTGACGGGCAGTCTTTCGTGTTCTGGAATCTCGACCATGTGCAGGTGTTCGCAGCAGAGGAATTTGTTCCTCTGTACGACGAGGAAGACGGCTCCATTAAAGCCGGAATCCGTTTCTGGCAGGTGGCAGACAATAAGCCACTGCGCGCCACGCTGTACGAGCTTGACGGTTACACAGAATATCTCAAGCCCAAAAGCGATGATATGGCGATTCTCAAGCCGAAACGCGCTTACAAGTTGAAGCTGCGCACCAGCGAGGCAGACGGCACAGAAATTTATGACGGTGAGAATTATCCCGGATTTCCCATTGTCCCGCTGAAAAACGGCGAGCAGGCCCACAGCGAACTACAGGGGCGACAGAATACCATTGACGCGCTCGACCTTGCCAGCAGCAACATGGTAAACAACGTTGACGAGGGCAACCTGATTTTCTGGGTGCTGACCAACTGCGGAGGCATGGACGAGCAGGACGATACAAAGTTCATTGAGCGTCTGAAAACGACCCATGTCGCCCACGCTGACGGTGACGAGGGCGCAAAGGCCACGCCACAGAGCATCGAAGCGCCGTTCCAAGGCACGCAGGCGACTATTGATATGCTCACCAAAAAGTTATACGAGGACTTTCAGGCCTTTGATTCTGCCGCTGTCAGCGCTGGCAACCAAACTGCAACGGCCATCAAGGCCAGTTATGTGCCACTTGACCTGAAAACGGACAAGTTTGAAAGCTGCGTGACGCGCTGCATCAAGGGCATTTTGGCGGTTGCCGGGCTTGATGACGATCCGACATACACGCGCAACCAGATTATCAACAAGCAGGAAGAGGCGCAGACGGTCTTGCTCGGAGCGGAATATTACGACGACGAGTACATCACGCGCAAGCTATTGACCATTCTCGGCGACGCAGACCAGTACGAGGATTTGATGAGGCGAAAGGCGGCAGAGGAGTTAGACCGTACAAATTACCAACCAGCCACCTAACGAGCCACAGAACCAGCCGGGAGAAGGAATGAACGGCAATGGCGAAACCTGATTACGCACACAAAATGACAGATGCCGAGCTTGCCAAGCTGGAACAGCGCATCGCAAAGCTGTATAAAGAAGCTGCTGACGAACTGACCGACACGGTGAAAGCCTATTTTGAGCAGTTCGAGAAGCGTGATGCGGCCATGAAAGAAAAGCTGGATGCAGGCGAAATCACCGAACAGCAGTACAAGCAATGGCGGCTTGCGCAGATGGGCCGAGGCAAGCGTTTTACGGCGCTGCGCGATAAAGTGGCAGAAAGATACACCGATGCCAATGCAACGGCTGTGGCATACGTCAATGACGCAACGCCGGGCATTTACAGCCTGAACCGAAATTATGCAGCTTACAAAATCGAGCAGGTTTCCGACAAAGCAGATTTTACGCTGTGGGATGAACAGACAGTGAAACGTCTGATCGTGGAACAGCCTGACTTGATGCCGTATTATCCACCGCAGCGTGCATTGCAGCGCGGAATTGACTTGAAATACGGCAAGAAACAGATTACAGCCAGCGTGACAAGCTCCATCCTGCAAGGCAAAAGCATACCTAAAATCGCCAATGACCTGCAAAACCGTATGCAGGATATGAGCCGTGCAAGCGCTATCAGAACAGCACGAACGGCAATGACGGAAGCACAAAATTCTGGTCGATTAGATTCTTATATCGCCGCTAAAAGAATGGGAATTGACATTCAAAAACGGTGGGTTGCCACATTAGACAACAGAACTCGCCATGCTCATGCGTGGGCAGATGGGCAGACCGTTGATGTTGAGAAACCATTTAACGTTGATGGACATAAGTTAATGGAACCGGGCGACAGTTCCGCACCGGGATATTTAATCTATAATTGCCGCTGCACAATGGTTTCTGTGCAACCTGGCATTGATGACGAAATCGGTGAAAGACGAGCAAGAGACCCAGAAACTGGGGAATTGGTTATTGTAAAAAATAAAACATACCCAGAATGGGCGGGATGGAAAAAAGAAAACGGGAAAACAGTTTTGAATGACTTGCAAGACCTTCAAAAACCTGTTACAATAAAGTCGATAGAACGAGTAAAAGTTCTGCCGAGCAGTGTTTTGGATGAAGTAGGGCAGAAAAAGTTGCAGCAAGCACACAAAGACCTGCTGAAAGAGGTAATGAACCGTGGAGGCATGGTCGAGGTAGCGCGATGCTACGATATGAGTATGCAGCCGCTATGCGATTATGTGTCACAGGATGACAAAGGCCGCGTAGAAATACCGGATTTTAGCGCTCCGTATATTGCAATTCACAATCATCCAAGTGGACTTACGTTTTCTCCTAAAGACGTTCTTAAGCTCGTTAAAAGAAAAAATATGGTTGGGCTTACCGCTGTTGGTAACGGTGGACAAACATATTTAATTGAAAAGACAAATAACTTCGATGCTAAGTCGTTACAATTAGCGCTTCAGCAAGCTTCAAAAGCTATAGAATCTGCAAATAATGACTTGGAAAGAATAAACATTATGCGAGCATTTCTAAAGAGGGTTAAAGAATATGGTATTGACTACAATCATTGACATAGATGAGACCTTTATCGAGGAAATGCAGGCGTTTTTAAAAAATACAACTATCGACCACAAATGGACAGACAAAGACATTGAAGCATTCGACGGTGACTGCCCAATTTCACAGGAGATTGCAAGAGACTATTTCGACACACTGAAGGCCCTCAACCGCCTCCCAGATGATGTTCCATGGATTCAAGAGGAACTGAAGCGTGAAAATAACGTTTGAAGACCACAGCGCCGAGGTACTAAAAACTTTAGATGCTGCTGCTTTACGTGCACTTACTAGATGTGGGTTACAGGCAGAAAAAAACGCAAAAAATTTATGTCCAACTGTCACAAGTAACCTGAAAAACAGCATAACATCAACTGTCGTTGAGACGGAAAAGGCCGCATATGTCGGAACACCTGTTGAATATGCAACTTATGTAGAATTAGGAACTGGTGTTCACTCCCCTACTCCGACAAGTGGATATTGGGTATATGTTGTCGGAAACGAAAGCAAAAAAAGCAAAACACCCGGAAAGCGCTATACATTTGAAGAAGCAAAACGCATTGTTGCAATTTTGCGAAGAAAGGGTTTAGATGCGCACATGACCGATGGCAGACGCGCTACACCATTTATCAAGCCCGCAGTGGCTGACCACGCAGACCAATACAGAAAAATAATTGAATCTGAGCTGAAAGGCAAATAAGCCTCTCGGCTCTTTTTATTGGGAGAAAAACACATGAAAAAGATTATTTATATCGCAATCGCAGTTATGGCATCAGTTTTGCTTTTGTGTGGCTGCTCCGAAGCCGCTAGAGCAAACTCCAATATTTCTAAACAGGCCGATTACTTTGAGAGTGAACGAAAAATCACCGTATACAACGCCAGAACAGACAAGGTCATTATGGAAGCCGAGGGATATATGTCTATCTCCAACAATTCCAGCAACGAGCTTGTCTGCACTGTAAAGGTTGGTCCTGATACTTACAGGAAAAATTACATCTACCTAAACAGCTACACGATGTATGTTGTCGAGGACATTACAGGAACACACACAGACCCGTACCATTACAAGCTGTATTTCCACACAAATGTGCTGCCCAGCGTTGAAGTGAAACCGTAAAAGGCAAGTTTACCTAGCAACTAACGAGATTTTCTCGGCCGTTGCTATTTTTATACGCAAAAACGGCGAAGCACTGCCGTTTTGAATAAAACGCGAATGTCGAAGAACTGACACCGAAGAAAAGGAGCGAAAACATTGGCTATTACTCGCAAGCTGCTGAAAGGTATGGGGCTGACCGAAGAGCAGCAGGAAACCATTATTGAAGCCCACACTGACACCGTAAACGGTTTGAAAGCGGACGTTGACCGCTATAAAGCCGATGCGGAAAAACTTCCAGCCGTTCAAAAGGAACTGGACGACCTGAAAGGAAAGGGCGATGACGGTTACAAGGCAAAGTATGAATCCGAGCACAAGGCTTTCGAGAATTACAAAAAGACCGTTGATGCCGAAAAGACAACCGCTGCCAAAGAAAAGGCAGTGGAAGCCGTGCTGAAGAAAATCGGCGTATCCGAAAAGCGCTTGCAGAGCGTGGCGAAGCTGGCAAAGGCTGACGGCCTGCTTGATGCGCTGGAGCTGGACGATGACGGAGCTGTGAAAGAGGTTGACAAGCTAGAAAAGAGCTTGAAGGATAGTTACAGCGAGTACATCACCACCACCAGCACAAAGGGAGCCGACACGCCCACCCCGCCCGCCAACAGCGTCGGCGCAAAGCTAACAATGGCCGACATCTACAAAAAAGATGAAAAGGGGCGCTATGTCATGGATTATGAAGCACGCCTGAAGGCCATTGAAGAGAATCTGAACAACCAGAACACATGAAAGGAGCCTTAAAATGGCAGCAACTAAAGTTGAAACCCTGACCACTCCCCGCGACAGTCTGCCCAATGTCTACACCGGCGTTACTGCTCGCGAGCTTGATTTTGTGACCCGCTTTGCCGACAACTGGGAGGCACTGCGGGAAATCTACGGCATCATGCGGCCCATCCGCAAGCAGGCAGGCACCTCGCTGGTGTCTTACACCGCTAGCGTTGCGCTGGAGAGCGGCACTGTGCCCGCCGGTGCTGTAATTCCCTATAGCAAGACCACTATCACCCCGGCCACAAAGGAAGACATCACCCTGCAAAAGTACGCAAAAGCCGTGCCCATCGAGGATGTGGACAAGTATGGCGCGACTATTGCCGTACAGAAGTCCGATGATGCTTTCCTCACCAAGCTGCAAAACGAGGTGATGAGCAAATTCTACACCTTCCTGAACACCGGCAGCCTGACCGGCGATGCTGCCTCTTGGCAGGCCGCACTGGCGAAGGCTCAGGGCGAGGTACTGAACAAGTTTGCCACCATTCAGAAGGATGTGACTGAAGTTGTCGGGTTCGCGAATATTCTGGATGCTTACGACTATCTGGGCAGTGCACAGGTGACCGTGCAGAACGCTTTCGGCCTGACCTACATCAAGAACTTTATGGGCTATAGCACCCTGTTCCTGCTGCCCGCAACTCAGATTGCCCGCAACAAGGTCATTGCGACCCCCGTAGAAAACATTGACCTGTACTATGTTGATCCCTCTAGCGAGTTCTCTAGCCTTGGTCTGACTTACACCGTGAGCGGGGAGACTCCCCTGATCGGATTCCACGCTCAGGGCAACTATGGCACTGCTGTAGGTGAGAGCTTTGCGGTTATGGGCATGGCTCTGTGGGCTGAGTATCTGGACGGCATTGCGGTTATCACTGTCAATCCTTCTGCAACTAAGGCCGCCGTAAACACTAAAGGCTGATAAAAGGAGGGCGGCGTAATGCTTGAAGAATTGATGAGGGAGTGCCGGAACTGGTTTAAGGTCCCGGATGGCGCGTACAGCGGCACATTTACCATCAAGGACGGCAGCATTACGCTGCCTTTTTTAGTTGAGGGGCAATATTTCCGCATCATAGGGAGCGTGTTCAACGATGGCGTGTACCAGTACGGTGCTGGCAGCTTGACCGATGAAACATTTGACGGTGTTGTGTGGGCGCTTGCTGTGCCCGCTGCCTTTATTTCTTTGGTTGAGGATGTGGAAGCATGGCGCAACAAGTATGAGAGCGCCGCAAGCAGCCCGTTCCAAAGCGAGAGTTTTGCAGGGTATAGTTACACCAAATCGAGCGCAAACGGCAATTCTGGCGGCTCTGTAAAGGGATGGCAGGGTGTGTTTGCGTCCCGTCTGAACAAATGGAGAAAGCTATGAGCCTTTTAGATGATTTTTCGCACAGCTGCATCATTATGGACAAGCTGACAAAGTCTGACGGAGAGGGCGGCTATTTTACCGAGTGGAGCGAGGGCGCAGAGTTTGCGAATTACGTTGCATTGGACAGCAGCCTTGAAGCACGGCAGGCCGAAGCGCAGGGTGTGACCAGCGTGTATACCGGCATTGTACGGAAAGATGTGCCCATCGAGTACGGCAGCGTGTATAAAGACGTGACGACCGGGGCATATTTTCGGGTCACGAGCCGCCCGGAAGAAAAGCAAGCCCCGGCAAGTGCTTCCCCGATGCTGAACGGCCTAAAAAGTTTTACGGCTGAACGATTGCGGGAGGGATTGCCGACATGACAAAGGGCGCTGCATTACAGCAGTTTTTCGGGCAATTTATGACCGCTTACGCCAGCAATGCCGTACCAGATGACGCGGTACTCCCCTACCTGACCTATGATGCCGTGTTTGACGCATGGGGCGGCGGGGCGGTATCGCTGACGGTCAACATGTGGTTCCATACCACGAGCGAAGCGGTGCCCAATGCAAAGGCGCTTGAGCTTTCGGACGCGCTGGGCATTGGCGGCGTGACGCTGCCGGTAGATGGCGGCTTGGTTTGGTTAAAACGCGGCTCCCCGTTCTGCCAGGCACTGGCAGATGACACAGACAAAAACCTAAAACGGCGGTACATCAACGTTACCGCCGAATTTTTATGCCTAAATTGAGGTGAAAGCATGAAATTTACTCGTATTCCTGAATCTGCGTTTAAGGAACTGGTCTTGAACGCAGGCTATCTTGCAACTACGTTTGACCCGGCTGCCGGTACTGCGCCGGAAGAGAGTGCGCTGCTGGGCGCTACGACTGGCGGCATCAACTTTACGGCTGTGCCGAGCTTTGCCGACTTTGGCGAGGACATCGACAACTGCCCCAAGAACATGAAAGAACTGAAACAGATTGAATCCTGGGATGTTAAGTGCAGCGGCACTTATGTTTCGGCATCGGCAGAGAATGCCAAGAGCATGCTTGGCGCTGCGGATGTTACGACTACTTCCAAGGTTTCCAAAATCACGCCACGCAACGACCTGAAAGACAGTGACTTTACCGATTTGTGGCTGCTGTGCGATTATTCCGACAAGCACGGTACTACGAGCGGCGGTTTCTGCGCCATTCATATGCTGAATACGCTGTCCACCGGCGGCTTCAGCTTGCAGACCGGCGACAAGGAAAAAGGCAAGATGAGCTTTGAATACACGGCGCACTACTCCATTACCGCGCAGGACACTGTGCCGTGCGAGGTGTATATCAAGGCCGGAGAGGATGAGGCATAATGCGGATTTTTTCTGAACTTGGCACTGATGAGGCACTGGAAGTCGTTTTGCAGATTGCGCAGCCCATCACAAACCTGATTGACGATGAAGCGCTTGTGAAAGAGATGCAGAAAACGATGCCAAAGGGCGAAACGACCCGCATTGCAATGCAGCGCTTCGGCCTTGCGAAAATCGTTAAGCTGCTGAACATCGCGTTGAAGCAGCATCGCGAAGATGTATACGCAATCCTTGCACCGTTTAACGGCCTGACGGTGGAAGAAATCGGCAAACAGAATTTCCTTATAACCTGCAAGCAAGTTGCCGACCTGCTGAACGATAAGGGTTTTGTTGATTTTTTCAAATCGTATCTCGGTGGCGGGCAGAACAAGTAATCCCTGTACTGCTGAAAATGCCGAAACTGAGCGCAAAGGCGCTTGTGTCGGCGCTGCCTTACGCTTTAAAAGCTGATTTTGAAGAACAGCTGTACAAGGTGTACATGACAGACAGCGCGTGGAGCCTTGTGGTGTCTGTGACAGGCGTAAAGGACAGGCCAGCGAGATATATTGACATTATCCACCCGCCCAAAGTGGATACGCGGACACCGGAACAGGTGCAGGCAGATTTCAAAGACTTTGCGGCGCGGCATGGATTGAAAACAAAAGAACGGCAGGAGGTGAGCGATTAAGTGGACGTATTTGACCTTTTCGCAAAAATTTCGCTGGATTCCAGCGAATACGAGAAAGGCTTGAAAAATGCGAAAAGCAGCGCAAGCGGATTAACGGGACTGTTCGGAAAGGTTGGTTCAGCCGCTTCAACAGTTGGGAAAGGCATCTTTAACGTTGCTACGAACGTTGCGAAAGTATCCGTTGCCGCTACTACGGCAGGTGCAACAGCAATTTCAGCGTTGACGGGACTAGCAATTAGCAGTTATGCAGATTACGAGCAGCTTGTAGGTGGCGTGGAGACGCTATATAAAACCAGCGCCGATAAAGTTCAGCAGTATGCAGCCGACGCGTATAAAACGGCTGGACTTTCTGCAAACGAGTACATGAACACAGCAACAACCTTTGCAGCTTCGCTTGTGTCTAGTCTGGGCGGCGATACGGAACAAGCGGCAGAGCTTGCGAACACTGCCATTTCGGATATGTCAGACAACTCAAATAAAATGGGCACGGCGATGTCTTCTATCCAAGATGCGTATAACGGTTTTGCCAAGCAAAATTATACTATGCTTGATAACTTGAAGCTCGGCTATGGCGGCACAAAAACCGAAATGCAGCGTCTACTTGATGACGCAAACAAGCTGAACGCCGCGCAGGGAAACTATACCAATTACACCATTAACAGCTATGCGGACGTTGTAAGCGCGATTCATGATGTTCAAAACGCAATGGGCATTACTGGTACGACCTCTAAAGAAGCATCAACAACGATTCAGGGGAGTGTAAATGCTACAAAATCCGCATGGTCAAACCTTGTAACTGGAATTGCCGATGATAATGCCAATTTTGGGCAACTTATCAGCAACTTTGTGGATAGCGCAACTACAGCGGCAAGTAACATCATCCCCCGCATAGAAGTCGCCCTGAACGGCGCTGCTAAGCTGATAGAGAGCCTTGTCCCTCCCATCATGGCAGAGCTGCCGAGCTTGATTGAAACCGTTCTGCCGCAGCTGGCGCAGTCTGCCGTAAACATCGTGCAGACGCTTGTGACGGGAATCAGCGCAAACGCGGCGCAACTTATTGATTCGGCAATTCAGATTATAACTGTGCTGGGAAACGGCATCTATCAGATGCTACCAACCGTTGCACAATCTGCCTTGCAAATCGTCTTGACGCTGGTTTCAAAGCTGAATGAGAACTTGCCGCAGATGCTTGACACTGCCGGACAAATGCTGATTGCGTTTGTAGAGGGCGTTTCGGAACACTTGCCGGACATTATGCTTGCCGCTGCATCTATCGTGGAAACCCTGCTAACCTACTTTATAGAGCATTTGCCGGACATTATAGAAGGCGCAATGCAGATGGGCGACGCGGTCATTGATGGCATTATTGATGGCATTTCGGCAGCTTGGGACGGCCTTGTCAGCTGGTTCAATGGTTTGTGGGACAGCCTGTTCGGGAACCGCTCTGTTAATGTGGATGTCAACAGTAGTGGCACAACCGGTGGCCGTGCAGGCGGCCTTGATTTCGTTCCGTATAACAACTATGTTGCCAACCTGCATCGCGGCGAAATGGTGCTGACAGCCGATGAAGCGGATGCTTACCGGCGCGGCAAGGGTAGCAACAACGGTTTTACCCTGACGCAAAATATTTACGCGGCAAAGCAGACACCGGTTGAACTGGCAGCAAGCACAGCTGCGTATTTCCAGCGGGCGAGGTGGGCGATATGAGTTTTTTAAGCAAGACTTTTAAATACGTCAACTCGCTGGGGCAGTCTATCGTGTTTGACTACGCGCATGGTTATCTTATCAGCAAGCCGGATGGCATTGATACAATTTCGGTCACTGCCAATACGGCGCAGGGTATCGGTGAAGTAGGCGCTACTGTACAATCTAAGGCCATTCAGACGCGGCCTATTACCATCAACGGAAAAGTTATCGGCGACAATGCGCAAGCGCTGAAAGACGCGCTTATGACCGTTGTACGGCCCGACCTGACCGGGGTGTTATATGCCGGAGACTGGCACATAGACGTTATTGTAACGGCATCGCCTACCATTGGTGCATCAAAACGCGGTGCGCCGTTTCAACTTGGCCTGCTTGCCCCCTACCCGTATTGGGAAAGCGGCGAACGAAAGGCAATGCAGCTGCGCGGCGTGCAAAAAGGTTTTAAATTCCCATGGAATATTAGCAAAACGTATTATTTTGGCAAAGTCATTGTGCTAAAATACATTGTTTTGCAGAATTTTGGGCAATTTGATGTGCCTTTTAGGCTGGAAATCAATTGCGTCGGCGAGACGGCAGCAAACGTAGGCATTGAAAACATGCTGACAGGTGAAGTGCTGCGGCTGGAAAAAACGCTTGTGGAAGATGAGCGTGTTGTTATCAA